CTTCTCTCTGGATTTACGATTGCTGGTGGTGCTTCTTTAGTGGATGTTGATAGTAAAGCGACATTGCAACTTGGAAGATCGGGTATTGGTACAATCAGTGATACTTACACTCTTGCTTGTGCATCTCCCAACACCAACAAAGCAGCACTTGCGGTACTTAACTGGATTGAACAAAGGTAATTATTAAATACATACTATACAGATATTATTGCACTATGGACTTATCTGAACTAAAACTTGACAACCTTGAAAAAACATTTGAGTTTGAAAAGGCTTGTCGAATTATCGATGAACTCAGTGAGGAAGATGCCAAAGAAATGGCAAAGTGTTACTGCAAACTTTATTACAAACAACAAGAGATGGTATCGAGTTTTGGTATCAAGTCTCTATCCAAAGAACTGGAGGAACTGTGATGTTCATTGCAAAAAGAAATGGAAATTTTTTAAACAATACTCTCTACTTTCAAGAAGATACTCAATGGTCGGAAAATAGATCTACTGCAAAAAAGTTTTCAACAAAAGAAGAAGCTATTCAAGAGTCTGACTTCACGGGTCTTTATGATGTAGAAACAGAAGAAGTGTGATATGGCTGATAACATTTATCTTGGTAATCCGAATCTAAAAAAGGCTAATACCAAAATTGAATTTACTCAAGAACAAATTGAGGAGTTCATCAAATGCAAAGAAGATCCTGTTTACTTCGCAAGACACTATATCAAAATCGTCTCACTCGATGAGGGTCTTGTTAATTTTGAGATGTATCCTTTTCAAGAAAAATTGATTCGAAGGTTCCATGAAAACAGATTCAACATCTGTAAGATGCCGAGACAGACTGGTAAGTCAACGACTTGCGTATCTTATCTTTTACATTACGCTGTTTTCAATGATAATGTTAATATTGCTATCCTAGCAAACAAAGCATCGACTGCCAGAGACCTTCTGAGTAGGTTACAACTTGCATACGAAAATCTGCCAAAGTGGATGCAACAGGGTATCCTGGCATGGAACAAAGGTAGTTTGGAATTAGAAAATGGCAGTAAGATATTGGCAGCTTCTACATCTGCATCTGCTGTCCGAGGCGGTTCGTATAATGTCATCTTCCTCGACGAATTCGCGTTTATTCCAAACCATATTGCAGACCAATTCTTTGCATCTGTTTATCCTACTATTTCTTCTGGTAAAAGCACAAAAGTAATTATGGTCTCAACCCCTCACGGGATGAACCATTTTTACAGATATTGGCACGATGCAGAAAGAGGGAAGAATGAATACGTTGCAACAGACGTTCATTGGTCGGAAGTTCCTGGTCGTGATGAAGTCTGGAAGAAACAAACCATCGCAAACACTTCCGAACAACAGTTCAAGGTGGAGTTTGAATGTGAGTTCTTGGGTTCGGTTGATACTCTTATCAACGCATCAAAACTTCGAACGATGGTCTATGATGATCCTATCAAACAAAACAAGGGATTAGACATATACTTAGAACCCATTGATAAACACGACTACATTATTACAGTTGATGTGGCTCGTGGAGTTGGTATTGACTATTCCGCATTTGTCATTGTAGATATTACTACTTTTCCACACAGAATTGTTGGAAAATATAAGAACAACGAAATTAAACCAATGTTGTTCCCAAGTATCATTCACGAGATGGCAAAAGCATATAATAATGCATACATCTTATGTGAGGTAAATGATATTGGTGATCAGGTTGCAAGTATTATTCATTATGATCTCGAATACAACAATCTGTTAATGTGTTCTATGCGAGGTAGAGCCGGACAGATTGTTGGTCAAGGTTTCTCCGGTCAGAAAACTCAACTTGGAGTAAAGATGTCCAAGGTTGTAAAAAAAATCGGATGTTCAAACCTCAAGACTCTTATCGAAGACGATAAACTTATTTTTACAGACTACGATATTATATCAGAACTCACAACATTTATTCAGAAGCATCATTCCTTTGAAGCAGAAGAAGGATGTAATGATGACCTTGCAATGTGCCTCGTTATCTATGCGTGGCTGGTCGCCCAAGACTACTTTAAGGAACTTACTGACCAGGATGTCAGAAAACGTATTTACGAAGACCAGAGAGACCAAATCGAACAGGATATGGCACCTTTTGGTTTCATATTAAATGGTTTTGATGATGACTCATTTGTAGACGTTGATGGGGACAGATGGTACGCCGATGAGTATGGAGATCGTAGTTATATGTGGGAATACAGATGATGGATCTAGAAGAACAATTTGAATCTGGACATTTACTCTTCCAAGAAAGGACGTGTAGAGTTTGTGGGGAGACAAAAGATCTTACCGAAGGATTTTATAAAACTAGAAAAAACAGAGGTGATATACCATCAGCATATTCTTATGAGTGCAAAATATGTACGGTGAAAAGAGTAATGGAAGGTAGAAAAAAAGACAACGTTGAGTGGTTATATCCTGACTGGTAGGTGTTCATTGGCGGTTTCCCCGTTTAGAAGCGCTGAAAATTATAAATATTTTTAGAAAATATGAGACATCTTTAGGGAGACTTAAATGGCTAACATCGGCTTAGTATCTCCAGGGGTAAAGGTTAGGGAGGTTGACCTTACCGTAGGGAGAATTGACGCTCTGAGCGATCAAACTGGTGCCATTTGCGGGCCCTTTTCACAAGGCCCAGTTCTTGAGCCTATTCTCGTTGAGAATGAGCAAGAATTACTTAGTATCTTTGGTAAACCCATCTCTTCAGACAGACAGTACGAATACTGGTACTCCGCTTCCAACTATCTCCAGTATGGCGGTGTACTGAGAGTTGCAAGAGTTGATGGTGCCAATCTTAGAAACGCTAACGTAGGTGCTGTTGGTGTTGCTTCAACTTCAACACTGAAGATCAAGTCCTACGAGGATTATAAGAATAACTACGAATCAACCTCTTCATATAGATTTGCTGCTAGAAACCCAGGAACCTGGGCAAACGGACTGAAGGTTGCCGTTATTGACGGTTCTGCTGACCAGAAACTGACTGTTGGTGCTGCTGCAACTAACGCACTCCAAGTTGGTTATGCAGTAACTCAGTCTACAAGTTCAGTTGTTGCTGGTGTTGGAACTACTTCAATCAATGATGGTTACCTGCAGGGCATCATCACTGGTATTGGTGTTAGCACCATCGACGTTAAGGTTGTAAACAGAGTTTCGGCCGCTGGTTCAGTATTCCCCGTTTCTTACACCGAAGGTGGTGCATATGCATTCACCGCTGGTGCTGCTACAAACGTAGGTTTTGGAACCACTTCAACTCCTGCCGCAGGTCTTGCTTTCCTGAGTTCTTCCTCAACTATTGCATCACCTTCTGCAGGTATCGTAACTTCAGCAACAGTTACCGCTTCCGGTATTCTTGACTGGTATGATAACCAGTATATCCAACTGGATAATGGTCAAGTTCTCTGGAAGTCAGTTGCTGAAAAGCCTGGAACCAGTGGTTTTGCTGAGGCAAGAAACTCCAAGAATGACCAACTGCACGTTGTTGTCATCGACGATAAGGGTTCTATCTCTGGTAATGCTGGAACTATCCTTGAGAAACACGCCTTCCTGTCCAAGGCTACAGATACTGTGAACTCACTGGGTTCAAGAGTATACTATAAGGATTACGTTGCAGACAACTCCAACTATCTGTTCGTTGGTGTTGCTACTGGAAATGGTTCTATTGCTTCTGGCATTCAGACTGCATTCACCGCAACTTCTACGGAAAATGTCTGGGGTACTGCAACCCAAGATATCGTTTTCAACGTTTCTGGTAACCAACTGTACACTCTTGCCGCTGGTAAGGATTACTCTGGAACCAATAACGAGGGTGGTTATGCATCAACTCTCGGAGATGTAATTGGTGGTTATGAACTGTTTGAGAACGAAGCCGAGTACGCAGTCAACTTCCTGATCCACGGCCCTGGTGTCACCGGTAGTAAGGAAGCCTCACAAGCAAAAGCAAATAAACTGATCGCTATCGCAGAACAAAGAAAAGATTGTATTGCTGTTGTTTCTCCTCACAGAGAGTCGGTTGTTGATGTAACCAGTTCCAAGACACAAACTGATAATGTTGTTCAGTTCTTCGATGCTCTGACTTCATCTTCTTATGTTGTCTTCGACAGTGGTTATAAGTATCAATACGATCGTTTCAACAACACATTCCAATACATTCCTCTCAATGCAGACATTGCTGGTCTGATGGCGAGAACTTCACAAGACCAGTTCCCCTGGTTCTCACCTGCAGGTTCTCAGAGAGGAAATATTCTGAATGCTGTTAAACTTGCTTATAACCCAAGTAAAGTTCAGAGAGATACTCTCTACACAAGAAGAGTAAACCCAGTCATCTTCTCACCTGGTGCAGGATTTGTACTCTTTGGTGATAAGACTGGACTTGGATACGCCTCCGCGTTTGACAGAATTAACGTTAGAAGACTGTTCCTCACCCTTGAAGCTACAATTGAAATTGCCGCCAGAACTCAACTGTTTGAGTTCAACGACGATATCACCAGAGCTAACTTCCGCAACATCGTTGAGCCTTACCTCCGCGATGTTCAAGCGAAGAGAGGTATCTCCGACTTCGTTGTCATCTGTGATGAAACAAATAACACTCCTGACGTTATTGATGCTAACGAATTTAAGGCTGACATCTTCATCAAACCCGCCCGTTCCATCAACTTCATTGGTCTGACCTTTGTTGCCACCAGAACTGGTGTTGCGTTTGAAGAAGTCGTTGGTAGAGTTTGATTATAACAA